ACAATCGCTGTGCCAAGAGCCGAGGCGCGAGCTGTAGAGTCGGCAAAGACCATAACGGTCTGCCTCATAAGGAAACTATCTACATCGGCAGCGGTAAGGATATCCCCTGCTGAAAAATCTTTAAAAGGCATTAGTTTCTCCTAGAATCCGAGTGCGCCTGTGTCAAGTATACCAAAGACAGGGTCGTTCAAGACTAGGAAGGTTATGTCTAGTGTCGAGAACCCAAGACTGACACGGTGAACAATGTTGTCCACAGCGTGATCTAATCTGATTATTTCAGCATATTTCACAATGGCTGGTGCGATGGCTGGGTTGCCTGGTGTAAATACAATTTTGACAACTGAACCTAATTCTAAGTTTAGAATGTCATTTTGTTGCCCTGTGGTTAGGTCGTTCATAATCACTTCAACAGACTCGAAGCGAAACTCTGGGTTTGCATACTTGTTGCTATACCAGTTAGCCAATTCTGAAACAGCAGTATTTGTAGACATCAAAAGGTCTGTCTGGGTTAGGTTCTGGATTCCATAGTTACCTTGACTTAGGGAATCAATAGCGATGGCTGTTCCATTTGTAATCTTTGAGCTAATGACTATTTCGTTGTATAGCAACTCAGAGCCATAGACAACTTTCATTCCGGTATAAGGAATGCCTGAGCCGTTATCAGCCAAAGTAACAGCATTGGAATTTGGCGCTACTGTTCTATCATTGAAAACAAGATTACCGTTCTTGCCAATAAACAAAGAACCAGGTTCTGAGGTTTCAACTAATTGAAGGTAAGCAAGAACATTGGTATCTGGTTCGATTACATCTGCGCCTAAAGTTTGACCACCTATGTCAATATTTCTTGCGGTATCTGGCCAGTTCACATCTGGACTATCGAGAATTGCGCTGACTCGTGCGCCAGAAGTTTGAACTGTTGCAGTAGCACTTGTTAGTGTCTGATTTGCCAGCGTTCTAAAACCATCGGAGCAAGATACTGAGGCTAGGTTGTCACCATTAGGTGAGTAGTCCAAGTTCCAGTCATCTGCTGATCCAAAGTATTGAACTACTGTTCCAGAGGTGATGCGAATATCGCGCCTTGGAATAATCTGGCCATAATAAGGGCTTGCGGTATAAGTCGGGTCAAAGAATCGCTTGTTGTTGTCAAGAACTACTGTGGCTTGACCGGATGAATAGCGCTCTAGTTGTCGCGACTTACCTCTGCGAATAGTGAAGCCTTTTACTTTATCTGTGACATCAAAGAATATAGTTCCACCGAGAACATAAGTGGTGTTGTCTAAAACACCTGCAACTGGGTCATCGAGTCGAAAGTAAGGCCCCACATTGTTATCGGTTAGGTCAAAACCTATCTCTATCTTTTGAGCTGGTTTTGCCATTATGCACTCGCAAAGACTGGGCCAGAGCTGCGCTCAAACTTCTTGATTTCATCCACAATAAGTTGTCCGACTCTAGTGCCATCTGTTCCAAAACCTGCATTGACAGTTATGCTAATGTTTCGACCACCACCGAATGAACCTAAGCGATCTAGTGGAATAACCGCTTCTGGCTTTCCTGCTTCCGCAAGGTTGGCAATCACGCCACCAGGTCTAGGCATAACTATTCCACCCTGAGCGAGCTTAGGAATGTTTATTTTTTTGACTGTCGGCACTTTGATGTTTATAGCACCGCCTGTTGCTGAGGCGATTAGGCTAAGAGCTTGATTTGCTAAAGAAATCACGCCATTTAAGCCTGAGATTGCACTATTTACAAATCCCTCAAAACTGCCAATCCAACCATTTATGTAGCCAATAATTCCTTGACCGATTGCTTCAAAGATGGAATTGAAAAAGTTGCTTAGTTCTGTTAGGCCGTTTCTGACACCTAATACAGCGCCAACCCAAGCCTTGACAAGAAATTCAAAAACTGTTTTTACAATGGTTTGAATGCTTGTGAAGACAGTCGTAAAGAATGCGCCAATCTGTGCAAGCCCTTCCATGAAACCTTTAGTAACCGCTGTCCAACCGCCAGCAAGTTGAACCAGCCAGTTTACTAGCAAGACAATTCCCACGATCAAAGCGGCAACACCGGCAATAATCAATGAAATAGGGTTAGCATACATAGCCACATTCACAGCAATAATTGCTGCGGCCATAGTCGCAAAAACCACACCTAGAGTCACCACAACACCTGTGTTATCTTGCATGAAAGTAATAAGCGACATAACAACGGGAACAAGTGCCTCAAAGACTGGCAACAAGGCAGTTCCAATTTTCTCCGACAACTCACCAAAGGCTGCATTCATCTTTGCCGAACTAGTTGCGGTTGCTTCGGCCGTTCCGCCAACCTGAGTTTCGATAGCACTCAAGACAAGGTTCTGAGCCTCAAGAAGTTTGCCTGACTCGACAAGAGTCTTAATTTTTTCTTTTTCTTCTTTAGTGAAAGTCACACCGGCTCGAGCAAGAGCTGTGATTCCCTTGATTGGGTCTTGCAAAGCCTTGCCAAGTTGTGTTGCGTTAGTTTCAGCAGAGCCAAAACCAGCAGCAGCCAAGTCAATCGCGGCAAGAGTGGCACGATCCATAGCGCCACCGACTGTGTCAGCGGTTTGCGCTAAGTTTTTGAAAGTTAGAAGTTTTGCCTGAGTTGCTTTGATTTGTTCATCATCAATAGCGGTGGCTTTCATTGTCTGTTCGGCAAAAGCAGCAAGCCTGGCAGTTACCTTATTTGTTTCTGCCCCAAAAATGCCCATAGACTCGGCAATTTTTTGTAGGCGGTTATCGGCAACCTGAGCGGCTTCTGCTGCCTGAATTGCCTGTGTTGCACCATAAGCCAAAGCACCAAAGCCAATAGTTGCTGCTGGGCCTAAAGCTCGGGCAGTAGCCTGAATCTTTTGCATTGGTGTTTCAAGGCGTGAAAGTTCTTTTTCTAATCTCTGAAAACCAGCATTTTTAAAACTGGAGAGAATATTGATTGTTATAGCCATTTATAGACCTTTGCCTATCAGTAGAAGGTTCGACTCAAACTCTGCGGCGTAAGAATCCACTAAGTAGCCAATAGTAGATGCGACTTGTGGAATGGCGTTCTCGGCTACTGGGTAGATGTAGCGTGATGGTGATCTGCCTAAAGCCTTTATCATTTCATCGCCCTGAGTTGTGATTCTGTGCGAGCGAGTTGTGCCTTTCCAGGCATAGTTGTAAGTCTGGCTTCTGCGAGTCTTACCTCCACCGCGCCCAGCCATGTCTGCGATGTTAGGGCCAACACCTAAGAAGGCAATAGATACCAAAGGATTAGCGGTGTATTGATTTGGCTCTGAGGTGGTGACCTTGACTTTAGAAGTTGTCTGCCCCCAAGCTGTGCGACCATTGTGCCTGAATCCGCTGATAGGTGCGGTCATAGGCATGTTCATAATCACGCGGTCTGCAAGACCTTCAGCGGTGCTTTTGATGCCAGCTCTAATGCGAAAGAAAAGAGCTTTATCTACTTTGCGAACTTCAAGCAAGGTTTCGCGCAAGCCAAGAACTTCAATGCGAGTTTCCATTATGACTTACCTTTCATCGCTTGAGCCTTACCTCTAAGATACATTGACATTGTGAATAGCATTCGATCCGACTCTTGTAAGAGAGCCGATGGAGCGATACCAGTTTCACACGCTAGATAGGCGATGAAATAGTGTTGGCTAGTTTCGCCTAGCCCTCTAATTTTGGGTCGGTGTCATCATCTCCAGAAATTATCTCGATGGTGTCACACCAATCCTCGAAAGACTTTTCAGTTTTCTTTGTCCTGCGTAGTGCGTTCCACACCAAGAATGCTAACCAGCTAAAGCGCTGATCGTTCTTTAGATTGGTGATACTCATTTCAAACTTGTTCTCGAATGCAATGAAGTCTGGCGCGCCACAGATAACTTTTTCTGTAGCGCCGCCAGCGTAGGTAACTTCAAATCCTAAGCGCATGGCTTTATGCAGTCGCTCGGGTTAGTGCGCCATTTAGAGGCCACGATACTGACAGCGTAGCCAAGTCGCCTACTGTCGAAGCAAATGGAGAATATTGGGTGACCAAGAATTGACCACTAAAGCTCGGGTTGCTGGCTGAAACTGTTGCCGAGGTTGGCGATACAACAACTGTTCCATTCGTTCCTAGCAATGGCCACAAAAGATTATCAATTGCGCCAACTCCAAAGTCCTGGTGGAACTCAAGGGTGATGGAACCTGACTTTAGTCCGGCGATGCGTGTGCGCCACTCTGAACCAAAAGAAGTAGTGTCCTGCTCCTCGATTTCGATTGGCAATTCAACCGAAGCCAATGATGAGCTTAGGTTTGTGCCATTTATTGTAATTTTGTAATCTGTTGCCACAAACTTGGCCACGATGATCTCCTATTAGTCTGCAAAGACATCTACTGCGAACTCTGCCGCTAAGTAAGTGCCTTCGTTGAGTTGAATTGGTGTGTAATTTCTCATTTCAGTCACTCTTAGGTCGTAGCATTTTCCATCAAGTGTCTTATCTGATTCTACCGCAAGTTTGATACTTGATGCTCCTGTCGAAGAACAGTAGGCATCTAGGTTTCTTTGTGCGGTTTTTTCTGCTACTCGGCCAACAATAACCACGATAATAAATTGGTATCGAGTTAGGCCGCGAGCAAAACTTTGATCGTATTGAATCGAGCCAGGTCGAACAATAGCGATAGGTGGGTTCGGGTTATCAGGCATTTCGCCGGAAGTTCTAAGCCCTGTGATGGTTGCAAGGTTTTCAGCTAACTCTTGCCTTAGCTCTGAAACTGAAGCCATTAGGCGAACTTTACAATCTTGTAGGCATCCACCAACTGAGCCACATCGGGATCTAGTTTGTTCGATACCCTCATTACTCCGATGTCACCAAATCCAGCAATTCCCAAAGGTGAATCTAGGCGCTTGTAAATTCTGCTGGCCTGAATAATACAGGCTTGCTTGATTGAGATTGGCAAAGTAGAGAAACCCCAAGTCGCTGTGACCTTGACTAAGGCTTCGCCACCCCAGATTGGGAAGGTGTAGTCACCTACTGCTCTACTGGCGTTGTAAGGCACTACAAGCCCATCTACGCGCCCATTTAGAGGCTCTAGT